CTAAGTGTTGTTTTACGCCCCAGTTAGCATATGCCCTTCCTTTGTTCCACCATTTAAGTACGGCTACTATATCCTGCTGTACTTCTAATTCCTCTGTGTTCTTAGACAGTGCCTGCAAGAGTAGCCTAATCACATCAGACTGGGCTTGGTTATTCCAGGTTAACATAGAATCCACAATTTCTTTTTGTTCTACCGTCAGAGTCACTATCATTATCCTATCTCCTTTTTATGTTTCTCTAATTTCGATGCCATATACTGCTGCCATTAGTTTCTTCTTTAGATTGTATACCGGGGTCTTGTACCCCTTCACGTCTTCAACTATGGTCTTACCTTCTTCTATGTATCTGAAGTCTGCTGTGTAATCGCAGACCTTCCGGTCATTAATTACTATGCGATACTTGGGTTGTAACTCAATGTCTGCAACCACTCCAGCTTTTTCTAATAGCTGTAACTCCCTGTATCTTGCAGCCTCTTTTTTACTATCAAACTTGATACCAGCCATATCAACTTTATGATTAGAATATTTATTGGATCTAAACATTACACTCCTAAGTTCATTGGTAGGCTAACAGATGATAGCCTCTTGGATGCTAGGGTTAGATACTCTAAATTCAAGTCTGTTCCCACTCCCCTTCTACCTAACCTCTGTGCTACTGATAACGTAGTACCTGATCCTACGAATGGATCTAGTACCACCCCATTAAGAGGACAGCCTGCTAAGATACATGGCTCGACTAACTTCTCTGGGTAGGTAGCAAAGTGTGCTTCTGGGTATGGTTGGGTGGCTATCTCCCACACAGTCCGCTTGTTGCGTCCTGATTCAGCGTTGTTTGAATCAGTAAGACCGCTATGTGGTTGGAGTCCTGTTCCTTCATTGTGGTCCTTACCATTGGTTCTATCTCGTATTCCCCAGTTTTGTGCATTTTCCCTTATAGCATCAGCATCGTAGTAGTATCTAGGGTTCTTGGTTAACAGGAAGATATACTCATGTGCTTTGGTTGGTCTATCTGACACGCTTTCTGGCATAGGGTTAGGCTTACTCCAGATTATATCTGAGCGTAGATACCAACCATCTGCCTGTAATGCAAAGGCTACACGCCAGGGCATACCCAGTAGGTCTTTGGGTTTGATGCCAGATATAGCAGTCTTTGGCGTATGCTGATTGGAATATCGAGCAGACCGAAAGCCTTCAATATGTTTACCATCACTGGGCGTATTATTATTTTGTCCACCAGTTTGCCCATTGGTGGCATAGCTATCCCCAAGATTCATCCATACAGTACCTGTTGGTTTGAGTACACGCCATACTTCTCTGAACACCTCTACCATATTGGCACAGAAGTCTTCTGGTGTAGCTTCTAATCCTATGCCGTTATCTAACCCATAATCTCTAAGCCCCCAATAAGGTGGGCTAGTAACAACACAGTCAATGCTTTCATCAGGGATTGGTAATTGCCTGGCATCAGCGTGATATAGCTGTACATAACCATTGTTAAATATCATAGGAGTCTCCTGAGAAATTGTGCCACCACTGCAGGTACGACTCCGTTTCCAAGGGCTTTAAGCTCGTCCACCCTATGGGAACGCCCATCAACCAAGAGACAAAATTCACGTTCAGCCTCTTTGGTGATGGCAGGGGAGAGGTCTGGTCGCTCTGTAAGGATTCTTCCCCACTCTCCTGATTCGCTAGGCCCGGGTGGCCAGATTGGGATTGTTCTGCTGCGTAGTCCAACTGATCCATCCGGCTCTTGCCATCCTTCCTGATGACTGTTGACCCTGACCCCTTCCAGTCTCTCGCCCTTGCAGTCGGCCAGTTGTCCTGTGACTCCACTACTCTGCTCAATGTTTTTTTCCCTTCTGCTATTCTCCTCTGTGCCGCATCTGGCGTGGATTGAAGATGAGCATCCCCTGTTATTGGAGTCGGCCAGTTGTCCATCATTGCTACTGCTTCCTCTAAGTTGCTGTGGTATCCGTCTTCTCTGATTTGTATACTGCGAGTCATCTGAGTCCTCGGAGTCGGCCAAGACTCCAAAGCAGAACCATCGTTTTCTTCTATGTGGTGCGCCGGCATCGTCAGCTCCCACAACTTCCCAGAAGCAGTCATACCCGATTTCGGTAAGTTGTCCAACCACAACTCCCCCGTATGCTGGGGTTCGTTCATCAACTGAGCTAGAAAGGAGGCCTGCCACGTTCTCCAGGAGGACATATCTGGGAGCCACTTCACGAATAACTCTGAGCGTGTCTGGCCATTTGTTTCTGGAATCCTCAGAAGATCTTCTGGCTCCTGCAACGCTGTGTGGTTGGCAGGGGAATCCACCTGTAATGAGGTCAACCAGTCCTCTAAACTGCTCACCCCGGAAGGTAGATATATCTCCGAAGAGGGGTGCGTCATCGAGGAATCCGTCTCTGATTCTTGCCTTGATAATGTCTTGGGGGTACTTTTCCCATTCGACATAAGCCACCGTCCTTGTATTTATTCCGGCAAGTTTTACTCCCAGGCTAATACCTGAGTAACCGGTAAACAAACTAAGCTCTCGTATCATAACTGATCCCACCAGTTCTTAATCCACACAGTTCCAGCATAGATAAGGATAACGCCCAGGGTGATTCCCCCAAGCCACCTCAACTTCTTGGTCCTGCGTGGTTCTTCTTGTTCATCTGGTACTGCATATGGATTAGTCATTTAGTTCACCTCGCCCATCCTAGTATTTTCATTAGTTCCATCAAACGATCTTCTTCCAGAGGATGATATTGATAGGGTCCATATCCCATCCGCATCATCTCGGTATAGAGCCATTCTCTAAAATTATCCGGATTTATAATTTTGTCACCTGCCAGGAAAGCGTTATACATCCATAATGGCATTAACCTACCATCATAAAGTCTTTGAGCGTTTTCCATCTAGTTCACCTCGTCCCCATTATATATCAAGGATTTCCATAGTGTTCGTGGACCCTTGCGATTGTTAAATCGTTTGGAAGGTACATACCCACCCGGCACTATCATTTTGGCTCTCCGGGCGTAGCTTGTAACTGCACCCATCGCCCTGGCATCATGAGTTGTGGGTATAGGCTTCCAATGTTCGTGCATGTAATCAGTAACGTCATCAACCTGGAATGTCCTGTTGCTTAAAGCAACCTGTTCAATAGAATACTCCATTGCTGCTAACCATTCTCTGTGAGCTGCAAGCCCACCGTTTTCAATTCCCTGGTGCTTCCATCGTTCTTCCAATGCTAACTGTGTCATGTGTCTCCTTATCTATCAGATGAATAATGCCATCCTGTAATATCTTCAAGTGTTGATCCCCTTTGAATCTTGAACTCTTTGCGTAACCCATCAGGCTGAACGTCCCCATGCCAGTTCTTACCTTTAACTATCTGTATTACATTGTTGCCAGAACTGGGTAAGCGATCCAATGAGCAGTAAAGCCTTGCTCTTTCAGCAGAAAATTCTGCACCTCGTCCATAGATATTTGCCTCGCCATTCTTTTTCTGTATGGCTACTATTAGCACCCCCTTATTTCCTATTGCGTTAGCCATGTGTTCTAAGTCTGAACCTATCCGGAAGAATTCTTCTCCCTGTATGGACAGGAAGTCTACGATAAACAGGGTGGGTGCTATGAGGTCTTTATACCTGACAGCATCAACCATGTTGCCTTGCTTCTGAGCAAAGACAATCTTGCGCCATTCTTCTAGTGGTACATCCTTGAACAACGTCAGCCTTTTCATTAATTCCTGTGCGCCCATTTCGCTGTTCACATATTTCACATTGAACCTGTCTCTGTTTAACAGTGCTGTGTTAAGCAGGAAAGCAGACTTACCTGAGTTAGGGCTACCAGCTAAGACAAATAAAGACCCCTCATACATGTCTACCTGTTGATGCAGACCCAAAGGGAATTCAATTGGTAACGGATCTGGTTCTTCTATGTTGGTCAGGTCAAAGACTTCCATAGTGTCATCTACTTTCCGGTATCTGTTGTTGGCTGTAGCATGTGGTTGGACAATGTTGTTGCTGTGCAGTCGCTGAAGGGTGGATCTACGCACAGCCTTTTCAGCTGTGCTTCTTATCTGGAACTCCCTATCAATTTCCTCAACTGTAAAATAGCCATTACTTTTGCCAACGTAATCCTCAATAATTTGAGGTAATAATTCCAGTCGATCAGGGTCATCAGTCTCACCATATGTATCCCCATTGGTAGGCTTACTGGTAATGCTTCTTATAGCATTATCTATTTCGTATCGTGGAAGTGGTGGGTCACAGTTATCTGCATACCCATACATAAGAATTGTGATCTCGCCAGGGTCTAACCTACCATATCTGTGGTAATGCCCTATTAACCGGGTAGCCATATGGTTCCTCTCCCCTTTTCCTACGCCCTGCATTGCAACCTGTACCCAATCATATCGCCTGGCAGTTCCATTCGCTGTATGACGCTGTAATGTGCCGTTCTGTGGACGCTGATTCAAGAACGCCGGGTGAGCATACGGCAATGCGATAATTGGTCGGTCAATTTTTACCGTATACAATTTGCCTTTAACTGTACTGGGTGGAGCAACTACATAGCCACCTGGCAGATTGCGACAGTCTACATGTGTCTTGTTACACATCTTCCCCGGTTCACTATCATGTTCATGTTGTGTATGGAATGATTCCAGTAAGTTAACCCCATGTGGCATCTCCGGGTGATAGCTATAGTAAGCATGTAAGCCATTGGGGGTTTCGACTACATAGGTTTCCAGTTGATTAAAGAATTTAGTAGCCCTCTGGAACCGGGCAATTGTTGCCAGCCCTTGTTCTCCATCAATGTCTATCACTGTCAGGTTATTATCAGGACCAGTGGCAATGCCTAAGTTCCAGTCTGGGTTATTGGTGAACCAGTCTGTCAAAATGTTTTTATCCAGGGTGGCATCTAGTGCGCCCCTACCGCCCTCTGCTTTAGGTATGGCTGGGTTCTTGGCATCTGTTGCTACAGGGAATACTCGCCACCCTTTATCTACTAGTCTGTATGCTTCATCTAGGACTGTCATGGTGTAGCTCCCGTTCACGTTTACGCTGATAATACTCTCGTACCCGTACTCTTACTCTACACTTACGACATGACGTAACTCGCCCTATTGTTCCAAACCATTCCCCACATGTGTCGCATATAATTTCTCGTTGTCTATGTTCTAAGCAATATCCATCTTGCGGACTTGTCGCAATGAAGTAATGTAGCCCTGCCCTACTGCTTTTACATGTTGCTTGCTTTGGGTACAGGCTAGGTTTTTCAACTTGTAATACCTTACGCATTTGCTGTATGCGCTGACGAGTCACAGGCTTACCAATTCCTGACTGTGCTATGAAGTCAGCTATCTGTTGGTCTGTCCAACCCAACCTGGCTTTTTGTTCTACTGTGTACCAGTGTGGGCTTGTTCGCATCCTCATTCTCATAACTCATGTTCCTTTTTATAATGATTGATTAGCGTAGCAATGGGGGTACTGCTTTGGATGCGTACCCCACATTCACTACAGTCGATGGTAAGTCAGAAGGGTTGGTCTTCCTCGTCTTCATCAGATCCAAACAGTTCCTGTTCTTGGCTTATTGAGCCGGATGCCAATACCCTCGCTTCATCCATCTGTTCAGGATCTAATTTCGACCACGTTGTTTTAAACATATTAAAGATGAAATCTTGGAAGCCTTCCCCTAATGATGTTTCAAGTTCATCTCTAAACTGGTTAGCCATATTGCACCAGGTTCCATCCTCGTTGCGATGGCTTGCCCGGCGTGTTGGTCTACCCTCTGGTGTCTTAGCCCAATTGTCAGGAACAGGTTGATATGCCCATTCCATGTTATGTATTGGGCAGAATAAGCCATCTTTATAATCTTCCATTGCATTGCTAACTGGTGATGGCTTCTTTGGTGCTACCCTCTCAATCTCACCATAGGTATATCCTACTGTTGGTTCCTTATCCCATCGCATTTCATCTGCCGGGGTAGATTCATACCCTGCCATTTTTGCTAGGAATCCCAACCGGTTGCGATATGCTTTGGATACTGCCCATGTCTGACTGGCTGACTGTGCAGCTTTGTCTTTGTCTCTGCCATGTTTCCCCCTGGTTGGAAAGCTATCCATACCACATTCCATAATGCCTGAAGAAAATGGAGTGCCATTTCTGTACAGCACAGCCTTACTTTCATATGCCAGTATAGTTCCTGTATCGTTAGTGATTGGCTTAGTGTATTCAATGTCTGCATCAATGCCTATCACCATTCCTATGAATTGCCATGCTTCTACTTCTAGGTACTTCTTGCCACTCATGTCAACAAACCATTTGTTTTGTTGTACTGCATTGGCTAATGATTGCGATGCAGCCATTGCCCTTTGTACAACTTCAGCCCCATGATCTGCTGATGGTAACGCTAATAAAATACCCTCGTCCTGAGTTGCTATTTCGTTTGTCATTTGTCCTCTCTTATGACCAGGCTTCTTCCTGATTGATATATTTGTAAAGGGTTTCCCATACTAGTTCGTAAGTATCACGAGATATCTGTATACCTTGTGGCCACTCTTTTGGGTAGGTTGTACTCTCTGCATAAACAGAAAACTCCAAAGAGTTTTCTATCTCATCTCGCACCTTGCGTAATGCCCACCTGTTTTCTGCATAAGCATCAATTAATGCTGTGTATTCCTCAATAGATATACCTACGCTCATTCTGCACCTGCCTTAATGATTGAAGATAGTAAGAGACTAGACATCGCTTGGCTGCTGTGCTTACGCAAAACATCCCATGCTAATTCTTGTGTCTCACGAGATACCTCATAGTTGTGCATCTCTGCTTCATCCCTCATCTTAATCAAGACTTGTTGGGTTTCAACAAAGGCATCAACAAGTCCGGTGTATTCTTTTGTTAGATATTCTAACGTGGGTTTGATAATCATGACCCCCCTTTTTATTCTTGCGACATTATCATGTCGTAATCTTGTGCATCGCACCAATGGCAATTGGTCCAGTCCGGTTCTACTGGTCGCTCACAGTCATCGCATAGCTGTTCCACTTCTGGCGTGGGTTCAGCTGTAAAGCTACTAAGGATCTTGCTCATCGTGGAATTAATATGATCCAGGTTCGCTACCATTTGCCTTAGTTCCGGGCTTTCATGCTCGCTCATGTTTTACCCCCTTCTTTAGTTTGTGCCTATGGTATCATCATCTTGAGTCGATTGCAATGGCTACACCCTATCCTCTGCGCCATAAGCATCTCGTAACTTACCCAGGGACCACCCTTTTAAGCAGTTGGGGCATACCCCATAGATCCACCGGTGTTTTACAACGTCCCCAAACTCTGTCGGTGTGCTAACAGCCCACCCATCTGAATGGGGATAGCTACAAATCTCATAAAACTGGCCTTGCCTGGCATCGTATTCTCTGCACTCGTAATAGAGGCAGCGGTAGTCATTCATTTCCTGTTCGTATTCTTCTATGGTTTTAATTCTTCTTATTGTCATTTGCTTCCAGCCTTGCAATTTTTCTTTTTAAATTTTTTGGTAGTTCTGGTATCTTACAGAAACAATATAAACGCTATTAATGCCAGGGCAAAACTGATTCCACTATGCACCCCCGGACACCAGATATGAGCAAGGTTTATCACATGTGCAATCCTCAAAGCACCTTGCACCCTGGCAAACTGTGCAGATCAGCTGATCTGCTATGATCCGGTCACATGTAGGGCATAGCCATTTGTAAGCTATGCCCTTCTTCAACACCTGTCCTACTATTCTATGCATACGCACCCCCTTTTTATATATGGCTACTAATCTAGCCAAGCAAACCCACCACCTAAGTAATGGGCTTGTATCGCTGTATTAGTCGTTAATGCTTAACCTTGATAACCAGATGCTAGTTTGCCACTAGGGTGAATAACATTCCCACCTATGGGCGTACTTGTTAGCCATACCCTACCCCCTTGAACCCTTGCAAGTTTTCGCATGTTGGCTGAAGAACCTCTGGCTATAACCTCTCCCTCGTTAGTAACTAAAGCGTATGCTGTTGATGCCTTTATCATACTGAACCCCCTACCACCTCTCGTATTTTTTCTTTTGCTTCCTCTAGGGTGAGGTATATATATACATTATTGCTACTCCTACTCGCAAATCCAGAGTCCTCATTGAAGTCAAGAACAAAATTGTCAATTGTTTGTTCTATTAGCTCTGGCTGTGACCCTTCATTTACCTCAGTATCTACGATATATAGATTCATAATCAAACCCCCTTTTTATTTCCTGGCTCCTAGCAAGCCATGTTAAGACTAAAGCATTGTTTAGCCCTAACTAAGCGTCTAGGAGATTGCTTTTGCTTGTTCCATTACTTCACGACAGCAAGTTATAACTGCATCTATATCGTCAATGGTTAATGTAATTGGTTGGCTATTATAGAGCTCGTATGTAATGGGTAGTATGTCTCCATCTTGTGTGCTGATATCCCACCCTAAAACGTCATCAGCAAAACCAAAGAATATATCTGGGTCATTTTCTTGGTTTGGGTTGCCACATATTAGCACCCCAACAAAGCCACCACCAGAATCCCAAATCTCACCACCTATTGCGTTAGCAAGTACCCCTAACTGTTTGTAATATTCCTTCTCGTTATCCATAACGCACCCCCTTTATTTTTGGCTTAGTCTAGCCAAGTAAGCCAATAGGCATTATGCCTATTGGCTTATATCGCTATACTATGACGAATTAAATCAGGCGTATCATTACTTGAATATAGCCATCATATTCTCCCTTGCGTTCTGTTTTGGCTTGTGCTTCTGTTTT